ATAGAAACTTTTTTGTCAATAGCTTAATGTGGCAATAAAAAATGCCCCAGATTGCAAAATTTGGTACCTACAAGCGATTTTGTAGTAGAAGTACGTATAAAGTACATGGTACTGTTAGAAAACGCAACCTTGGTACCACCTTATTCAACCACAGCGAAATGGGAATTTGATATATATAATATTTACTACATATTGACAAAATTATAAAAGTGTGCTACAATTATTAAAATGGAGTAATAAATATGATAAGAGACATTGTTGTGATGGAGTATAAGTAATGCCAGAAATAGATTTTTCCAATCTACCATCAGTAACAAACTATACATTCTATCCATTATTATTTGATGAGAATCCATTAGAAATTTTAATTGGTGGGGCACACAGTGGAAAGTGCTTTGGAAAAGGTACTGAAATAGTAATGGCTGATGGAAGGTTGAAAAGAATAGAAGATATAAAGAAAGATGACTATGTGATGGGGGTGGATTCAAAGCCAAGGAAAGTATTAGGTACAACAAAAGGGTATGGGAAACTGTATAAAATAAAATTTAGAGGGATGGATGAATTTATTGCCAATAAAGAGCATATACTATGTTTAGTTGACAATGAAGAGAATTATTATGAATACAGTATAGAAGAGTACCTGAAAATAAAAAATAAACTGTATATGTATAAAAGTAGTATAGAATTACCTGAAGTAGAAACATTTGATAAACCATATGATATTGGTTTTATGGTAGGAAGCAATAATACTTTAGGTAGAGATAGCACATTTTTTATTCCAGATGAATTTTTATACAATAGTAAGAAAGTAAGAAGTAAAGTATTAGCTGGAATATTTGATGCAAAGACAAATCCAAAGAAAGGAGTACAGGATAAAAGAAAAGATTTCTATGTGAAGAATAAAATATTAGCTGAACAAATTCTGTATCTTGCAAATTCTTTAGGACTATACGTAAATTATACAATAAAAGATGGAGTATACAGAATAAAAATAAAAGGGAATTTGAAAAGTCTACCATGCAAAAAATATAAAGCACATAATATGAAAGGCAAATGTACATTCAAGATTGAGGAATGTGGTGAAGGGGAATATTATGGGTGTATGGTAGATGGGGATAATAAGATGCTGCTTAAGAATTTTGTTGTTACCCATAATTCCTATTTTACTGCACAGAAAATTATTTACAAAATGGTAACAGAAAAAGGGCATAGATTTTTAGTAGCAAGAAAAGTAAAGAAGGAAGTAAAGCATTCTTGTTATGATTTGTTAGTACAAACTATACGTAATTTTGGAATGACTGATTTGTTTTCATTCAATAATACAGAAGCAAGCATAAAATGTAAAGTAACCGATAATGCCATATTTAGTGTTGGACTGGATGATGTTACAAAACTGAAAAGTTTTTTTGACCCTACTGATTTTTGGCTGGAAGAGGCAGACCAAGCTGTTCCAGATGATGTGAATCAACTGAGACTGAGATTGAGAGGTAATACAACTTTTGTTAAACAAGGTATATTAACATTAAATCCAATATGGGCTGGGCACTGGATCAAAAAAACTTATTTCGATGAGCCTAAAAGAGGTGTAACACTGCATCATAGTACCTATAGGGATAATAGGTTTTTGCAAGAAGATGTTGTACGATATTTGGAATCTATTACTGATTCATATTATAAAGATGTGTATGTTGATGGTAATTGGGGAGTATACGGTGGAGTAGTATTCACAGACTATATTATTGAGGATTTTGATTATAGTTTGGATAGCTATGAAAATTTATTTATGGGTATGGATTTTGGATATAATCATGCTTCAGCTCTTATTTTAGGTGGTTTTAGAGATGGAGAATTGTATGTAATTGATGAATTGTATGGAAAAGGCTGGACAAATTTACAGTTTATCATGAATGCTGAAGAATATTATGGTGATTTAGGTCATAGTATGATAATAAAAGCGGATAGTGCCGAGCCAGATAGAATTGATGAATGGAACAGTAGAGGGTGGCATGTGGAAGGTGCTACAAAAGGAATGGGAAGTCTACGGTTTGGTATAGATTTTCTTACAAGACAGAGAATGCATATAGATAAAACAAAATGTCCGAATACTGCAAAAGAAATACAGATATTCCATAGGAAAAAGATTAGAGATAAAGATGGGAACGAAGAATATACTGATGATTTTGTAGAAGTGAATGATGATTGTATTGCAGCATTGCGATATGGCACAGAAGAATTATGGCACGAGGAAGTTTATTCTGGTTTTATTTCAAATTATAGTTTAAGCGATTTAGGTTTATAGGAGATATTTTATGGAACTATTAAAAACTGATAAAGATGTATTAACTACTTCTGATATTCTTTCTATTATAGAACAATATGAACACAATGAAGTACAGGTATTCAATGTATTATGGAAATACTATATAGGAGAAAATGAAACAATAACTAAAAGAAATCCGTTTGCAAATCCAGCAGTTGCAGCAGGTTCTAAATTCAATCCACAGAATGCAAATAATAGAGGTGATATTATAACTCATAACTATACTGATGCAAATACACCGAATGCAGCAATTCCTGTACCGTATGGTAGAAAAATAGTAAACACTTTTTCTGGATATGCTTATAGGCCAAAATACATTACTTATAAACCCACTGAATTAGTAGATGGTTCCCCAACGGGGCCAAAAAACTCAATGGAAGCTATAAATAATCCTGATATTGAATCACATTATCCAGCTTATGCAAATTTAATGAATAATTATAATATCAATAATGAGCATATAAAAACAAGTAGAGCGGGAAGAAATACTGGAATTTTTGGAGTTTCTTATGAATTATTGTATATAGATGGTGAGTTTACTATGGATAGTAAATTACCAGTAAAGGCGGAAGTAAAATTCTTTACTGTTGACCCACGTGAAATGATACTTCTCTATGACTATAGTTCTGAACCGAAAAAGAAAATAGCAATACGGTTTTATCCAGTAAATAATGGAGCTTATAAAGTAGAAGTGTATTATAAAGACCACATTGAAATTTATAAAAGGTTGAAAAATGATACTTCAAATCAATCTTTTATTGGTAGTAATGACTGGAATCTAGTAAAAGATGCTCCAGACCAACCTAACTTTTTCAATGATATTCCTGTTGCAGCATATTACCTCGGTGATGAAAGGATGGGACTTATTAAACCTGTCATTGGACTGATAGATTGTTATGATATGCTTATTTCTGATTCAATGAATGAATTTGACAGATTTGCAAACGCATATCTTATTATGAAACGGTTTGGTATAACAGACCCAATGAAGAAAAAGGAACCTAATGCTATATCAGCGGCACTACAGAATTTGAAAAGATATAGAATAATGGAACATTTGGATAAAGATGCAGATATAAAGTTTTTAACAAAAGATATTCCCTATGGATTTATTCAGTTTATGACAGATTTAGTAAAAAATCAGATTCATATACAGTCTCATGTTCCAGATTTTGCAGTAGAAAAGTTTAGTGGTGCTTCTGGTATAGCTATTCAAAGATTATTGTTTGATTTTGAGAATCTTGTTTCTTCGGCTGAGGCTGATTTTGACACTGGACTGTATGAAAGAATGAATCTGATATTTAATGTCTATAAAGTATTAGGTAGACCATATTGTCAGTCCGAAGATATTGTTATAACTCATAAACGGAACACACCATTGAATGTACTGGAATTTGCACAGACTGCACAGGCATTGAAGGCAGCAGGATTCAGTTCTTATCTTGTTACTGATTTTATGCCTGATGACATTGTACCCAATACAGAAGAGGAACTAAGAAGGCAGGAACAGGATAGAGAGAATATGATGCCTAGTGTAGAGCAGACAAAGAAGGATTCTAAAGGTAATCCTATAGGAACATTATATGATATGACTGGTGCAAAGTCAAGTTTTGATGAGCAAGGTAAACCCATAGGAAAAGCTTTTAATGATAAAGGTGAACAAATTGGAGAATAAAGGAG